CTCCTCGAAGCAGCCAAACTCCTGAACCAGCTCTACTACATGGAGCGCATCAAGACCGACTGGGCCCTGCGTGAGGCCAGCAACAACCTCAGCGCCCTATGCGGTTACGACCGAGACTCCTGCTGAGCCGCTACAAACAATCCTGTGTACAGGCCGTGCATAGGGTGGCTTTTCTCCAGGCGCCCGTCCTTTTCATACAACTCCTCCAGGTAATCCTGGCGTGACTGGTCCTGTGCAACGGACAGTTTCGACGAATTTACGGACGTGTTCATAAGTTTTCGACTGCGTTTGTAACGCAAACTTTGCAGGACAGACTTGCTGGTGTAGGACCGCACCAGGGTGGGCTTAGCTGCTGCCTGGGGCACCAGGACAACCGCATCACGATACAACCGCTGCGCCTTTCCGGTCGCCATCTCCAAATTTTCTCCCTGGAACGCCTTCCGCAGCGGCGGCTTCCCAGGCGAATGCACCTCCAGCTCAAACCACGGATCAGGCATTTTCCTTTGCAGCCAGCCAAGACTTGGGGTACTCCGGCTCCTCTACAGCCAGGATCATCGCCATATTCCCCGTGGTCTCTTCCACGAATCGAGCAGCTTTAACTGCCCGCTCGTACACCGACCACGATCCAGCCTCTTCTTTTTCCTTGGTAAGCCACACGTGGCGTGTATCAGCTTGAACAGCTGCCACATACAGGCCTCCGCTCAACACAACGTACCGAGTCATCCCAGTCACCTAACCTCAGGGGCTGTGTAACAGTAGCCGATACGGGTACCCTGAATCAGAATTATTGCAATTTACAACTGAGTCTTATGCGTCTCACCCTTCTTGTTGCTTGGATCGCTGCCTTCCCTCAACCCGCCGTTTCACCGACTCTGCCCAAGCGGCTTGATCTGCTGCTGCCGCCGCCTTGTAATCAGACACTGGAAATGCTTTTTCCAGCGCCGCGTAGACCATTTCCCGCATCAATGCCGTGGGACGCTTGCCCTCTTGCGTAGCCAGCTGCTCCAGCAGCCCGTACCGATGCCTGTCGAGCAGCAACTGGCAGTAAAACTTTTGTCCGTGACGAAGAGGCATCCAACTGACGGTCTACTCTGCTACACAGTAGCAGAAAACACAGCGCCTCACCAGCGAGCAGGGCTGTCCACCTTCTTTTCCCACGCCTGGGACTGCGCTTTCCGTGCGCCGGACCGCTGTTTACTGCAGCCACGCCTTATGTCGTAGGCCCATTCGAGAAACATGGCCGCACGCTGCAAATCCGCCGTAGTAGCCTGGCGGACCGCAGCGTACAGCCGCTCCAGAATGATCTCCCTACCAGTCTTCGCCATCCCCACACTCTGGCACCAGTGCAATCTTGACGACGGTTCTGTCTGGAAACATTGCCATCGCCTGCCGGTGCGCCCGAAAAGCATCCTCCGCCTCAACCTCGACGGTGTAAATCAACCGTCCCCGTGACCGCATTGTTACGGCAAAACGCCGTACCCCTCGATTGATCATTTGGCCTCCAACCACGAATCACCGACATGCGCCTCAGCAAGCGCTGGAACGTCTCCCAACCAGACCGCCTCAGCGTCCTGCATCACCGCAGCAAGTTGAGCTGCCCACGTTTCCGCATGTTCTTCTCTAACCAAGAGCACCACTTCGTCGTGTACCACGCCAGCAAGTCGTACAACTTCTTCCCCTTCAGCCTTAAGCAAAGGCCACAACATCCCCAGCGTTCGCTTAAGTACAGCCGCACCAGCTCCCTGGATCGGTGTATTGCAACGTGTGGTTAGTTTGTTGTGATCTCCCGGAAGAAACCGCCGCAGCCCGGACTTGCGAATGCGGATAGAGGCATTGCATGGAGCAACATCAGCTGCCTGAGCATTTTTGCGTTGCCACCGGCTGATGCCGCTATACGCTGCGTGGAACTTTTCGCGGATTTCTGCAGCTTCAGCAAGATCCATTTGTATCCCCATTCCTGCTGCATAGTTGCGTAATCCTCGGGCTCCCGATCCATACAGCAAACCGAAGTTCGCAGATTTTGCAATTTGCCTTTGTTCCTTTGTAACTTCATTCTCTGGGACGCCATAAATTTGCATTGCAGTAACAGTGTGAAGATCCAGGCCATCCTGGAATGCGCGGATCATCAGAGAGTCCTCTGCTTCCGCAGCCGCAAGGCGTAACTCCATCTGGGCGTAGTCCGCCACTACCAGTTTCCACCCGCTGGGAGCCTTGACACACTCCCGAAACCTTGAATCTCTTGGAACTTGCTGCAGGTTGGGCGAAATACAGGACATCCTTCCGGTGTCCGCCCCCAACTGCATATAGCTGGCACGAATAAAACCATCGTCGTGCATGTGTTTAATCAATGCCTCCACCATTTGCCGCCGCTTCTCCACCCGCTTCCAGGCGAGATAGTCAGCCACTACTTTGTGGTCACCGATGTACTCCCGCAGCGCCTGCCGACTGGCACTTGCCTTGCCGTTGGCGTCCACAGGTTGCTCTCCCAGCAGCGTGGTAAACACACTCAGCAGTTGCTTGGGACTGTTGAGATTGAACCCGGCTTCCTGCTTGTTGCCTCCCCGGATGGTGCCGGTGGCTTTAGCCCTGGTGTTAATGCTGCCGTCGGGATCCCGGGGTAGCTTGGAACCCTCAGGCAAGGCCTCATCAAGTGCCAGCAGAAACTCCGCGCCGAGGCGCTCGTGGTCCTTTGCCAGATCCTCGTGCAACGTTTCTAGTGACGTGCGATCAAACGGCAGGCCGGTTCGCCAAAGCTGCGCCATCGAAGGAAGCGCCTTGCACTCCAAGAACCATGCCCGATGAAGATTCGCCTCTGCCATCCGAGCATTGATGGGCCCATCCAAGTCCACCAACACCTGCACGTCCATCGCCGCGTAAGCCAACTGCTCTGGAGTCAGATCACCGCTCCAGTCGCTGCGCTGCTCTTCCTTGGATATCTCCTTCTTCAGGTAACGACTAACCACATGCTGCAGCCCGTGCTTCACGTAGGGCAGCCCGTTCGTCAGGATGCGACTGGCCAGCATGGTGCAGAGCACGTCCCCCTCGGGATACAGCTCGTGCTCCTGCAGCCAACCCAGGTCAAACACGGCATTGTGGGCTACCCAGTACCGCTTGCGGCTGAAGAACTCTTCCAGCTCAATCCAGTCGTTGTCATCTAAATCCCAGCAGTCAATTACCACCGGAGTCCGATCCAGGGCTGCCAACTGGAGCAGCCGCAACCCGCCGAAGGTGGGCTGGAGCCCGGTGGTCTCGCAGTCAAGCGCAACCGTGGTCGCGTTACTGAGAGTGTGCAGGTGTTCGATGCCTTGAAGAAATTTCATGCCTGGTGTGGGCGACAACTCCGTTAGTGTAGTACAGCAGCAGGCTCCTGCACCGCCCGGGCGACACACACTGAAACAAACCCCGGGTCACCAGCCTCCGGGAACCCCAGAGAGCAGAACCCGTTGCACTGGTGTATGCAGTATGTGCATAGCTCGCTGGCTTGCACTCTCCAGTCTTTAGGCGTGTGATCCTCTAGCACTTGGCCGTCCTGCACGCGCCAGTCATCCTGACAGGAGCGACACTTCAGACGCCACCAGCGAGTCCCGTCCTTGTTCAACCGCGTGTCCTGCACCACGACATTGGTGCATCTGCACGTTGGGCAGGTGTTCTGGTGCGTTTTCATGAACTGGTACGCGGCCTCCCACGCTTGGTACGTCCTTCAAGGTCAGCCGCCATCTCAGCCGCCGCCCGCAGCATGGTACTTAGTGGAATCCCTCGAATCGACCGCTCGGCCATGTAACGGACGGCAAGTCGATAACCGTGCGAAGCATTACCCATCCCAAGTTGCCGGGCAAGGCTAACTTCTTCATCTGTAACGGTGATGCTTAGCGTTCGACCACGGGCTCTTTTGGTTTTTTCCATGACTATAAAACTGGTGTGTCTTTTAGGTGTGCCCACCGCTTCGCCTTGACGATGCGGTAAACAGTTTGCGGATGAATCCCATACCGCTTGGCAATCACTTTGTAGGTGTACTCTTGCGCGAGCTGGCGTATGTCTCGCACGTTCTGTTCGGTCAAAACGGCAAAGTTATTGTCCTCCCCACGCTTGATCTGCCTAGGATGTATCTCCCGCACTGGAACTAAGTACGTCTCAATTGTGATGTAACGCTTCTCGCAGTCCAGGCAACGACAGTACCTTTTAGTTTCGTTGCCATGGTGCTTTGTACACGTCACACGAGTGCTGGTACTTTTACACTTCGGACACTTCATCGAAACTCTCCTCACTTCGATGCCAGCAGGCAGAAGACCTGCGCTGGCTTGTTGTCATAAAGCCGTTCACATGCCTGCCACTTTTGGGGGAACCACCACCAGGCTGTTGCAATCATCAGTAAAAGCACTAGGACAATGGCGCCAAGTGCTGTGTAGTCGTCAAGGCTTTTCATAGTAATTAGTTGGGGAGTTGTTCGAGGGCGCGGCGGATAATGTCTGCTTGGTCTGAGCAAATCCCCTCTGGCGGGACGTCATCGGCCATTTTGACGGCTTCAGCAAGTGCTTGTAACGCCTGCTCCTTCAAGCTCGGCGGCGATGGCGAGGAGTTCTTTGCGGATGCGTTGGCACTCAAGCGCCATGGGTATGTAGTTACGCGGCTCCATTGCATCACTGGGGGCCACCTGATCCGCAGCAGCTCGCAGGGCGGCGGCGGCCATCAGTTTCTGCAGTCGTTCAGGGGCTTCCTGTTCGGCAGACCAATAGGCAGAGAAAGCAGCATCGCGCACCGCCTGCGCGGCGGGGGAGAGGTTAGTCACGATTAGATCTCCTCTCTAGTGTTGTTGGCGGGTGTGCCCCAGCGAACAAGTACGGCACGCAGCGCAAATGTCTGAGCGGCAGGGCCTTGGCGGTTCTCACAGGCGTAATACGCAGCGCGATACAATTCGCAAAGTTCATCATCCGTCGGCCTAGGCGCCACCGGCTCGGGCTGGGCTAGGGCAGCGCGGGCTTCAGCCGCCAACGCATGAGTTTCGCGGCGATCATCCATCAAGAGCTGGCGGTAATGATCCAGCTCATCAGCCATGCGGGCGCACAGTGCGCGGTAGTCAGTCATTCGGGCAAAGCCTCCAGTGCGCGGCGGATGGTGTCACGGGCTGCGGCGCACGCACCCGTCTCTAAATCACTAAAAAGCAAATCTGCTGCGTGAAGTGCCTGCTCTTTCAAGCTCGGCGGCTTGGGTCGGCGGGCGGCGTACAGAAACTCTCGTGCGTTCCTGTCTGAGACTTCGAGCACTTTGCAACACGCCTCCAACTCCTGGTCGGCGCCCCATTGGGCGGCGCGAGTGGCAAGACCAGTGGATAACTTGTGCGGATCAATTCCTAAGCCACCTTCGTAAAATAAGGCGTCTAACCACTTCTGCACCAGCTTCGGCGGTGGGGTGATGGAGTTAGTCATTTAATGGGTGCTCCTTAATTGTGTACAGCAGGTCTTCTTCGGCAAGCACCTCAAAAGCCTCGATCAAACTTTCTTTCTGGTAGCCGCACCCAGAAGCAAAATCAACAAAGGCCGCCACAAGATCCCCGGCAGTAGCTGCCTGAAACTTAGTGTTCATGCAGTACATAATTTCCTGGGCTGCATTAGCCCGTATCAACTCAAACTTAAAGTTGTCCATCGGTAGTTTCAAGATGGGTGATAAGACGATTCAGATACCAACGAGCCTTGGACAAATCCTCGACAGTGTTGTTTTTGCCCCAGCAGCGATGTACGTATTTAAGTACCTGCCACTGGAGCCCACCACTGACAGCATCCGGCGCAAACTGCACAGAGTCTTCGATGACGTCGATCACTTCGTACTTACGACTGGATGCGTAGTGAGAAGGATGATTAACCGGATCAGACATACTTGGCAGCCTGCACAGAAACGTCGTTGTTGTAGTGCCCGGTGACGGAATAATCCCGCGATGGGATAGCCGACATGCGATGGAACACAAGCTGCCCAATCCGCATCTCCGGCCACAGAGCAACCGGATGCAAACTGCGGGCATTCTGCAGTTCCAGGGTCAGCTTCGACCCAGACCAACCTGGATCGCAGTAACCAGCCATCAGGTGCTCTAGTCCTTGACGTGCCCGGGTGCTTTTAAGAGCAAACTGGCCTGCCACATCCACCGGCAGATAGAAGGTTTCGATGGTGCATCCCAGTACAAATTCCCCGGGGCGCAGATAGAACGGATTCTCTGGCGTGTGCCCGGTTATATCAACCGGAATCAGCGCCGGGTACTCCTCCACCTCAACCATCAACTCAAACCCAAGGCGTACATCCAGGCTGGCTGGATTGACTAGGACTGGATCGTATGGAGAAACAAGGCCCCCCTCACAGAGGGCCCGGATCTCTGAATCACAGAGAATCACTTACGAATCTCCACGATCTCCAGGGGCTTGGAGTTGGCAGCCTCGACGTCCTTCCAGGTCTTGCCCCACTTGATCGAGTTGATGGTGCTGTAGTGGACCTTGAACTCCCGGGCAATCGACGCAGCAGATTTACCGACACCAAGCAACCGCTTGATCTCGCCAACCTGGCGCACCGACAGGGATGCGTTGCCACCCCTACGGATCTTGGACCCATGAGTCTTACGTTGAGTCTTCTTGGCCGATGGGGCAGAGACTTTCGCTGGCTTGGGGGTACCCGGCTGCTCGAAGTCGAAGGCAACCGTCTGGGCACCGCCGAGAATCCGGGTCAGGTTTTCCACCGTGGCGGTCAACTCGGTCATGTAGCTGTGGAGCTGGTGGATTTCCTTGTCAGAGAGGAGAGTAAGCATGGCAGGTAATAAAGCAAAGTTAGTGTACTAGAGGAGTGAGCGTTTGCGAGAGTCTCGTCAGAGTCTCAGGTGGGAGAGTAAGAAGCTCAGAAATGGCAATGGCTGCCAACTGCTCATAACTCACAGTCTCCGCCTCCTGAAACCGCTGGAGCAACCGGGAGTAGACGTGGAGCACACTGGTCGGGGCTACCCAGGCAGTGTCTCCACGGATCGGCTCGGTGCCATACTCCCAGTCGTCGTAGTCCGTCTCGTTACGGACTGTCCTCGCAATCGCCGTATAGATCGGACACATCGACTGGCTCCCAGTCCTCGATTCGGGCTTCGACAAATTCTGCGAGGTCTCCATCGTCC